ACCTAATATGTTACCTCTAACTACCGAAGAACCCGCAATACCATAAGTACCTTTAGCAATATTTCCCTTAAGTGACGCTTCAATATTTTTCAAAACGTCTAATTGGCTTATTTGAATGTCTTCTAAAGTTTTGGGTTTTTCGTCTTGTTGTTTTCTTAAAGCCTTTAATTCATCATTTGTTATCTCACTTAACTTAATTTTATCAATGTCACCTGTCTTATCATTTTTAAGTTGTACAATGTATTCACCACCTTCACCCATGGTAGCCATATTAGCTAACAATTCTTTATCTTCAGGTTTGTCAAAGTTTAAAGATGGATTAATAGTTGAAATTCTTTTATCTAAATCGGCTGCCGCTAATGCGGTTTTTGAAAGTTCTTTTGCGCTAATTCCAGTCACATCAGCCATTTCTTTTAACATTAAGATACCTTGTGGGTTTATCTTAAATGATTTTGTTTTTTCGTCAAACTCAGTATATTGTTTAGTTGCCTTTATTATACTATCTTGTAATGCCCCTGGGTCATTAATTGAATCATTCATTAATTTAAATGGGTCAACTAATCCACCGATGTTTACACCTAACCTTTGAAATCCTGCCGCCGCTTCAATTGCCCCTTCAGGTGACATAACTTTATCCGCAAATTCGGCAGTTCTATTCATATCAAACCTCAACATTGAAGCTTGAGCTGCCATTTTTGTTAGACCTTGAACACCATCACTAAAGTTGAATCTATTCATCAACTCCATGTTATTTGCAACGTCTTTAACTACTGTTTTAGCATTAAGACCTACACTTTGAACATAATCTATTGAATTTTCTAAATTTGGACCAATTTGAGATGTTTCATATCCAACTTTAGCAAATGATTCAACCAATTCATCAGCACCTTTACCAAGAATTGTTGAAGCTGCATATAATTTACTAACTTGTTCTTCTGTCGCAATAACATTTCTTCTAGAACCATCAGCAATTTCAATCATTGTTCTGCTAACGGAACTAATGTCCCCACCTAAACGAATTACCCCCGCAGCCGCTCTTGAGACCGCATCGTTCATTTCATCTAATCTAGTTCTACCCTGTAAAAACGCATTGTTTAACTTGTCCGCTTCATCGTACATGTTACCAATTGCGTCTAATATTTCTTCAATGGGTCTCCCTAATTTTTTAAAACTTTCTTCAAGGTCTTTAGCACTACCTTTATCTTCTGGATTGTTAGTCGCCATAATTTATAATTAGTTTTATATATAAATAGAAGAAGGACTAAAATTTAGTCCTTCCTATTTTCTTCAATCCATTTATCCAACAAATATTTTCTAACAAATATTGGCATTTGAATAAAATCTTGATATGTTATTTTCATTAAATTGTTCAGATAGTAAAATTCATCTATCTGAGTTTTCCTATAATCAGAAGAAAGGACGAAAAAATTCGACCCCAAACCCAACATTTACTGTTAGTTTTTCTCCAGACGGGGCCATAATAGTTTTAGTCATATCCAATCTAGGTTCATTTTCGTTCATGAATTTTCTAATGAATTTTGAATCAGCGATTGGCATTGATTCAACAAATTTTGCAATAGCCGACTTATCATTTGAACCGTCAACTTCAATAATTTCTTTTTGCATTCTCCAAGTAATTTTTGGTACAACCCTTCCTTGTGGGTATGAGTCCGCCATTTTACCAATTTCCAAAATTTCACCATAAGTTAATGGTTTTAACTTAACCGTTGATTGTGTCTTTGGAAGACTAACCATAAAAGAACCATCTTCATTAGGTTCTTGACCATTAATAATAGATAACTGGTCTAACATAACGTTAGTTTGGAACAATTTTTTAGTTCCAGGGTCAGTAAGGTTTAATGTTATTTCAGGTCCAAACCCTGTGTTTCTTAAGAAAATTAAGATAGCTTCAACATCTCCTTCAATAAGGTCTTCAACCCTCATATCTGGCTCATAGATTTTTGCTCTTAATAAATTAAGTGTTAAGTCACCCCCACCTGCCATTATGATATTTTCATCCGCAGCAGTTAAATAACCAACCTTAATTGATTTTTTTCTGTTTTTGTAAAAAATACCTTGTGATGGTAATGGTACCACGTCGTGTGGTAATGTAAAATTTTGTTGACCGTAGTCGTTTGATTGTGTATCCATATAAAAAAATTAACCGTAAAGTTTATCGCTTTACGGTTAAATATAATTAGTTGTGAAAATTTGTAAATAGTATTAGTAAACTAACACACATCTATCCATTCTTAATGTTGCTGAAATTGTTGCCAATCCATCAGTATTGTAAGCTAACGAATCAAAGTTAACGTCAGTTAAGAATGTTCCATAAAGAATCCATTTCTCAACCACAACTCCTGTTGGGTCCAACATTTCAAGGTCAATATCTTTTTTGTAACCAGCAGCATAACCCATACGACCTGTAACTGATTCAGCATGTAAACGAACCCACTCCATAAGAGCTTGAGCCGCTGAAGGTCCAATAGGGTCACGGAATTTAACTGGAATTGTTTGCCAAGTAAATCTACCAGCAACATAAGTAGATGTGTTTAAAAACGGTATTTCTGTTGCGACAATTTGGATGTGTGGTCTAGCCGTTGATTCTACAAACCATTCGTTAATACCCAAACTTGATGGAAACCTTAAGATAAAACGATTCTGACGTTTCGGTTCGTAAGGTATCGGCATTTTCATTAATAAATCAGCCATGTTATTTTAATTTTTTTTAGTTTCTTTGTTGTTTATATCTATAAATATAGTCTTGTTAAAAAATTTTTCTCTTTACTTTTAATTTGGACGGATTATAATCTAATTATATTCCTTTTTAATGCCTCCAGCAGTAGAATAAGTCTTAACTATATTATCTGGTTTATCTTTAAAATGTTTACTCATTACTTCTACATTTCTTATATCATCATCTGAAAATCCAATAATAGGTTGTTCTGGTATAAAGTTATTAGATATATCATTTTTTATATATGCTTTTTTATTAAGTATACCAGCAATTCCTTTTATATAGGAAACAAACTCATCCATCGCTTTAACTTTTAATTCTTCAGGATTGGCAGCACTTCCTTCTCCAAATGTAACTGGGTGGTATCTGTTGAGTTCTAAATATGATTTAATTAAATCGTCATCACTCATATCTTCTTCACCGACAAACGTCCTATATTTTTTAAGGTTTTTAATTAGTTGGTCTTTATCTATCCCATTATACCCACTAACAATGTAATTGTAAACGGCTTGTTTTAATGTTTCAGGGTTATGACCTCTTGCAGTTACAATTGAAAATATTGAACCGTTATTGATTGCTTCTCTAAAATCCCCAAACGCAGGACCTTCTTTAGCTCTCATCGCATCAATTAAAAAATCTTTATCTCCCGCAGTTCTAAAATTCCTAAACGCATCATCGGCTAAATCAACAACAGTTTCACCTTTATATTTAAAAGGTTTTTTACCCAAATCGTGTCTGTATTCCGCAAAATCATCAGTACTCATACCAATTTCATCACCGTCTTCAGTCTTTAACATTATCTTTGTTGGCATATGAACAATGTTGTCATCCCAATCAAACGCATAATATTTCATATCTGGAGTACCAATACCCTCACCTTTGAAACCTTCTTTAATTTGTTTTCTCATACTTTGGCAATTAGGGGGTACTTTATGTACCCCCATAAATTTTTATTAGATATTTTCAAACGAAGCACCTGTTGGAGTGATAAAGAATTCAATATCAATGAACTCCAATGCTTTCGTTGGTTTTAAGTAGATTTTACCTACAAGTCTGTTAGCATCTAAATCTTCAGGTGTTGAAGATACGGTTACACGGAAATCGTATAAACCTCTATCTCTTCTAATTGAGTCTAAGATAGGGTTAACACTATCCAAGAATTGTTGTCTAACGATTTGGTCGTTTTGCTCAAACAATAATCTTATTGCTACTGCTGAAATCAACTTACGAGCTTGAAGTAATAATCTTCTTACGTTCAATCTGTTAAGTGCTGTGTCAGCAACTTGTAATGTTTTGTTACCCCAAATTACAGTTCCAACATCAGAGAAAGTTGCGATAGGGTTAATTCTACCTTGATACAATGTATCTCTGTCAGTTTGTGTAAGTTTTTGTCTAGCTTTGATTGAGTTTACAAGACCTCTTGTGTAACCCGCTGATGCGAACCAAGGGAATGAAATGTTATCAGTCAATGCTAAGTTTCTACAAACCTCACCTGTTGGTGGTAAGTAAATTTGAGTATTGTTTACTGTATCTCTTGTTAAAATCCAAGGATAGTAAGTTGCAGTATAGTTAGAGTCAATTCCTGTGTTATCTAAGTTATCAACAGCCTCTTGTGAGTAAATGATATCTTGTGGGTTAGTTGAATCAGGAGTATACATGTTGTAGTCAGGAGTTGTTGCGATGTAAACCGAGTCAGCTCTTGAATATTGTATCATATCTATTGCTTCTTCTACTAAGTTTGAGTTGTTAACATAATCAATACTTGAAGTTGCAAAAACGTTAATGTTTGTAGCTTCAGGATTTGCAAATGTTAAGATACCAAGTAAGTAAGCGTAGTAGTCAGTGTTAGCAAAATCTTGTGTATTGTTTTGAACCACAATTCTTTTGAATAGACCGTCACCTGTCGCTGTTGGGTATCTTGAAGATGCGGATGCTCCTGCTAAGTAACCTGATGAACCCAATTGGAATCTATCTTGGTTAGTTCTCCACTCTCTGTAAATATCCCATCCGTCAAATCCACCTGCGAAACATACTGTGTATTTTCTTGAGTAGATAAAATAGTATGGATTTTCTTGAGTTGCTGGGTCAGCTCTAAATTCTGCAACACCACATTCAAATGCGGTTTCACCACTTGACGTTGATGTAATACCGATTGTTACAACTGTAGCACCTGAGTCCATGTGGAAACCTTTACTTATCACATTCCAAGGTTGACCTTCAGCCAATGGGTTTGAAATCCAATTTGATGGTGTTTGTTTACCTTTATAAGTTAAGAAAGATTCGTCAATACCAAATTGACTTGAAAAACCTAAATAAGTTCTTCTAACTATGTCACCTGCTGATTCAACTGTTCCTCCACCTGCTCTTGAACCAAATGGTGGGTTAGCAACAACTTCACCAGGGTAATAGTATTTTGTTTTATATTTAGGATATGGTGAAGGATAAATGTTATAGTCTTCATATTCTCTTTGGGTATAACCATAAAAACCACAAGGTAACGCATCAATTGGATATTCGTCAGCTAATTGAATCATAACGTATCTTGATATTAATGCGAACTCTCCATTAGCAGAACCAATCTTTTTAGCCACAAAGTTATTTGAACCTGGGTCCATGTTACAATTTGTGAATTTTTCAATAACAATAGGATTTGCATCTGTGTCAAAGAAATTTCTAATTAATACATCAAAAGACATATTATTATATGATAAGTTAGCAATTGAAACTTTAATTTCAGTGTTTGCAGCATCACCATCAGAAATTGATATGAATTTAAATAAGTTATAAACTTTATTACCTCTTAATTCTGAAACTAAATAAGGTGTTTCAGGTGATTGGTATTTTTCTAAGTTATATGCAATTGATAAACTATTTTCACTTCTAGCATCAGGTAAAGCGATTAATTCAGGATTTAATCCACGAATATAACCTTGATTATAAGCATAATTTAAAGACGCTTGATAAGCTTCCTCAACATAAATTGGAACATCAAATCTTGATTTACCAAAATTGTCAACACCTAAAACCTTAGTGATATATTTTGCGTCAGACGCTAGTAAAGATGATACTAATTCAAAAACAGTTCCTTCTTTAGTTAAACCTGATAAAGCAAATTGTGCATATGGTGATTTAGTTATTCCTGAATATTGACCAGTTGTTACCATTTTTAAATTGTTTGGTACCCAAGTATTATTATTGTCATAGTCAACACCAACTTGATAAACAGGTCCGTGATTAATACTTGAACTACTATTTTCATAT